AAATGTAGGCATTGTCCCCGGTTTGTCAATCAGACCGAAATTCCGATCTGCAGTGTGGCCGTATAGCCACCCGAGGTGTCGCCGCTGAGCGACGCCAGCTCGACGTGGGTAATCCCCGCCGAGGCAAGGTCAGCGCATGCCAACCTGACCAACGCACGGGCGACGCCCTGCCCTCGGGCGCTCGGGGCCACATAGAGCCAATGGGCGGCCCCAAAGCGGGTCGGATGCCCGATCACGCGCTCGGCAATCTCGCCACCCAGGAACCCGAGGAGCGCGTGTGTGTCGTCGTCGAGCGCGACATACAGCAACAGCCGCGGATCGACCTGTACGCGCCCCGCAAGATGCACCGTGAAATCCTCGACCGTTTGCGCATCGTGCGTCGGGTACGGCACCAGCCGATGCCGCTCGAGCTCAGCGGCCAGATGGGCGAACGCAACATGAATCGCCGGGAGGTCAGCGTAGATGGCGCGGCGAACGATCATCCAATTTCCACCGCAAGGATTCCGCCGCCAGCTTGCGCCGCCGACCATGCGGTCATGCCGGCATCGAGCGCCACCTGATACACGTAGGTATGGGTACCGGCGGCCGGGTTATGGAGCCAACACAAGTTGGGCACCGGATGGACTGTGTGAACATCTGGCGACGCCACGAGATGGTTATCGCTGACAATCGGGTTGCCATCACACAGCCATCGAGTCCACACATAGCCCATATTGGGTGGCCCCATCACACTCAACTGGCATGCCGCCCACAAATGCACGTAGCCCCCGCGTGTTGTAATCGATAAGGTCGCGAAGTTCTGCCATCCTGTCGTGGACTGTACCCAACCGCTCGGGGTCGGAACAAACACCGGCGCGCTATTGACAGCATTCGTGACAAGCTGCGCGCGATTCACCGAGGCGTCGGCGAGCGTACAGTAGGTCTTGCCGTCGGCACCGCTCACGCGGAACGGCGTCGTCACGCTGCCCGGGGCGGCATTCGGCGCCCGGCGAAAGACGTCGAGCTCATCTCCCAATTCATCGAATTTCAGTGCCCACGATGGGCGCCCGCCTTCGTTCGGATACCACGGATGATTCTGATTAATCTGGAGGTAATCCGTGAACGCGCTAATCATGCTCTGACTCGGCCCGGCACCGAGCACGATCAGGGGATCAGCCGATGTCGGAATAGTGACCGGGGTTTTCAGGCGCGGCGCCGGATAGGTGCCGCTGAGGTCGCCGCCCGCCGCGGACGTCGGCGTCACCGGTTGTGCAAGCTGCGTTGCGCCGACGGCACCGGCGGCAATCTTCCCACTCGTGACACTGCTATCGGCGAGCTTGGGCGTCGTCACTTGCCCGTCGCCAATGTCGATCGTCTGGATACCTCCATCCTGTAATTCCCGCGTCCCGACCGCACCCGGGGCGAGCTTATCGCCGGTAATCGACCCGGGTTGAATATTCGAGTTGTCAATCCCGGTATTCCATGCCGAGTAGATCGTATCCAAGTCGGCGTCCATCTCGGACGCAAGAATCGTCGTGTAGCCAGCACTGACCTTGCCGCCATAGGTCGTCGCGCCGCCTTGCTTCGCCGGTCGGTTGATTTGCGCCATCTAGCGGGTTTCCCGCGCCGAGGGTTGTACGCGGAGCTCCAGGTCGCGGAGGTCGATGCGGAGCGGCTCGTTATGCTCGATCGCCACCTGAAAGGCCCGTGCACGAATCTCGGGGACCGGCAACTCGAATTCCACGAGGTCGAGCGACGACACAACCCAGTTGGCGGCATTCCATGCCGACACGTTCCACACGCCGCCGAGACTGGCCGACAACGGCAGCACGCCGCTCCGTGTGATTGCTTCGTCACCGGTAACGAGAACGGTGACAACGGTACTGGTTTCGACCCGCCCAATTATCCGCACCCGCTTGGCAAGCTTCGGCGTCAACGGCGTGCCGTCGTCGAGATAGGAGGTCACCATGCGCGACTGAATCGGCACCGGCGGGCTCCCGTCCTCGACATATTGCCCCGCCTGGTCGAGGAGCAAAATCTTCCCGGCACCGAGCGCCGCCCACTGCCGGTCATCCTCCGCGGGATGATTCTGCACGCGCACGCTGGCGGTATATGCCGGGGTCATGTGCGGCCCCCACCATGATGGCGGGTCACCGAGCCCGTGGCGCAAATCGAGCCACCACTGCTGCGTCGGGGTCGCTTGCCCCGCTTGCGCCACGGCGAGCTTGTAGAAGCCGCGATGGAATACCGCCCACGAGCTCTCCCGGGAGCCCTCGGGAATATTGCGGATGATGCCCTCGATCGGCCACCCGATATCGCGCGGCTCGGTATTGGCGGCAGACAGCAGATAGACGCTGCGCTTGCCACAGAAGACGATGCCGGCGGGCGTCGCCACAATCGTCCGGTCGCTCGGGCATCCGATCTCCGCAGACACCTGACTTAAGCTCGCGCTCGGGTCGTCGTAGGACAAATCCCCTTGCCAGAGCCACGTCGACACGGCGGTAAAGATCGCCAGCGGCGCCGACGGTTGCAGAGAGCCCGACGACTGCGGAACGACCGTGATACCCGTCACCGTGTCGCCGAGGTCACGGGTCAATCCGGTCGCCGGGAAAAAGATTCCCTGATTGAGCGCCGCCTGCTCCAACCCGGGCACGACGACCGAGCTCGCCCAGACCCGCCGGCCCTCCGGCCCCGGGCCGCCGGCGCCGTAGACGCAGCCGCGGTGCACGCAGAGATGCGACCCGCGCCGGCGCACCGTCGACGGAATAGGAACGACGGCGGTGCTGACGTCAGGGTCGTCGTAGAGCGCGAAGATATCGGAGGTGCCGCCGGCGACGCCATTGGGCAACTGATCATGCGCCCCTTCGATCATCTGGTCGGCACCGGCAACGAAGAGATGCCACGACTGGCCTGCCGGTACCGTCGCCGTCGGCGGCCGGAACGAGAGCCGCACGCGACTCGCCGCCGGGGTCGTCGCGGTGCGCACGTTGGCGATACTGACCCACATTTCGGTTGTGCTGTTGTAGACCGCCCAGCGATACGAATAGGTACCCGCGATGAGGTTCGAGTTCGGGTCGTCGAGAAAGGTCGCAGTCTGTCCGGTATCGTCGGCGAGCCCGAGCGGCACCAAATCCACCGCGGCATCTTGCAGGTGGACGTATTTGAGCGGGTCGGTATCGTTGCCGATGTAGACGGTATCACCGACCGCGACGAGCCCGTAGCGCTCGCTCTGCGTGGTGAATTTCCCGTTAGTGACGGCGGCAAACGTGCCGTCGTCGACCGACACAAAAAGCGTATCGCCGCCGGGGGTTCCCGAGCACGCCATGGCGAAGAGGTAGCGGTGGCCGTCGCTCCCGAGATTGTACCCGAGCGTATCGACGTCGGTAATGGTGCCCGGGAGCTGCTGCCATTGCACCGACCCGCGCCGCTTCGTCAGGACGAATGTCGGATCGGGAATCCAGTTGCTACAGTAGGTCAAGAACCCGCGGGGCACGAATGACGGGTCCATCGCTTGCATGGTGCCGGTGAATTGCCGAACCGGGATCGCATGCTCTCTGTCGGGCGCCCCCGGCATTGCTCAGGGCCATCCTCGAAAGCCACGCCGGAACTGGAGCGGATCGAGCGGGATATCGGTGCGCTGCGAGCGGAGCGGCGCCTGCCCGCGCCGGATGCTCGAGAGCAGCGTATCGCGGACCCCGGCCTCTTGCAGCGCGCGGGCGTCTCTTTCGTGTTCCAGCGCAAAGACATAGACGGCTTGAACCAAATAGTTATGGTACGGAAAGACCGGGATATCGCTCGGCTCATTCGCTGGCAGCGGCTCCGGCGGGAGGCGCCGGTAGCGGAGAACTGCCGACATGCTGTGCCCCGAGGGGTCGGGCGCGAAGCTTGCCGTGGTTGCAGACCTGGAAATCGCGTACCATTGCGGCGGTGCGGCGCTGCCCATGCCCGGGCCGGAGCGCGCGGCGAGCTCCTCGGGCGACACTTCGCTGACAAACGTGTCGGGAGTCGGGTAGCCGTCGACCGAGACGATTTGCAGCCCGTGGTCGTCCTGTACCGAGACGAAATCCGCCGGGAGGTTTACTGTAACGCCGGTGATCGTGAGCGGCGCCGACACATACAGAAACGGCCAATCGGCGAGCGTGTAGAGCTCGAAGAGGTGTTGCGAGAGAAAATCCGTGGCGTCGGCGTCGAGCGCGCGGTTGCCCGCCCGGTTCAATGCCAGGTCACGGATTCTCTGGCGCGTGTATCGGCCCGGCGGAATCGTCGGCATGGCTATTACCGGTTTCGTCGCCGGGCGGCGGTGCCGTCAACCCGAATTCGCGGCGTAGCTGCGCGACGGCATGAGCAAAGACTTGGTTTTGCCGCTCCTCGAACGTCGACGCGGCGTCGAGGACGGCCTTGTTATTGGCGTTGACGCGCTCGAGGGCGACGGCATGGAGTACGCCGACCGACTCGCGGAGCTCCTTCACGGTGCCGGCACTGAAGGCCAGGGTGAGATGCTCGCCCTCGCCCGTCACCTTGGAGAGTTGCCCGGAGAATTTCGGCGTGCGGCCTGCCATCCCTTTTACGCCTGCCGGATTGCCTGGATGCGATCGGCGAGCATCGCGCCCGTGTCGAGGTCGACCGCGTGCTGCGTCTCGCTCTTCCGGTTTGCCTCGACCGCGTTATAGTCGCGCACGAGCTCGAAGATTTGCCGCACGGTGCATTCCCATTCTTCGACCTCGCCGAAATACTTCCGCTCGTTGATCGTCACGTACCAGAGCCCGTTGCCGTCATGGCGGCGGAGCGCCGGCACGTTGACCTTGAGCAACCGGCACCCGGGATGCTGCTCCCCATGCGACGTGCGCCGGAGTCGCCCCGCGATGCGCCGCAACTGCGCTTTCCCCTGATCGTCGTCGGCCAGCGCCAGGTCTCGGGCGGCATCGTTCAGTGCCTTCCACATGCGCGGGGTCAACTTCATGAGCGGCCGCGCCAAGACTTCCTCGACGAGCTGCTCGTCGGGCAGCGACTCGAAGTCGAGCTCCTCGACCTCTTCCTCCGGCTCCGGCTCCTCGCCGCCCGGAAGGGGATACTTCCGCGGCCGTCCCATCAGTTGAACTGGGACGCGCACTCGAAGCGCCGGTAGAAATCGACGTTCAGAATGCACGTCTTGGTAAAGAACTTGAACCCGGCCTTGCGGCGCTGCTGCAACGGGTCGGAATCGGTGGCCGTCGCCGGCGTCAAGGTTGCCTGTACCCGGGAGCCGATTGCCGGCACCGCAAACGCGCTTTTCCCAAAGACGTAGCCGACATGCACGGTCCCGGTCGCCGGCGGGTCGGCCCCGGCCGGCGCGCCGCTCGGATTCGCCTGCAACGACACGCCGCCACTTGTCGCCGCGACGTTGAAGGTCGCCGCGGTACCCGTCGTGAACGATACCTGCCCGGCATAGAGCGGTATCGTGCCCGCCGGCTGCGAGACATAGAGATTGTAGCGGCCCGTCGGCGACGTCGCGCTGATCGTGAACTGCACATCGAACGCCGAGGCGTTGGTCACGTTGGCGGTGACGATCTGCTTGGCGTCGAGCCCGTTGATCGGGTCGGCAAGGGCCG